GCCGTTCTGAATTCGGCGGTGATATTGATGTATCGTCTGCGAATGTTCGCATCAGACGGTTCGGATAGTGCTTGGCAAAACGGTGATCCGCGCTTGAGCCAGATTGACCCGTTTTCGACTGGGATGATTACGCCCCCGCGCCCGATGCGGTCGTAGATTTCTTCCGCTTTCGCGTTTATTGTGATATTTTCCTCAGACATATACCAGAGATTAACCACTATTGGTACTTCTCCGCTGTCAAAGTCTCCCGTCGCATAGGTGTACGTCAGCCGTGGATATGGCGCATCTGATTCAACGTTAGATTCTTCATACGCTTCAATTCCAAACCCGCTGAACCATGAATACAACGCGCTTGCTTTGCTCATGCTGTCAGCTCCGTTCTCTCCGCTGTCGCTGTGCGCCTGTTCAGCGTCGTGACGCTCGGTGTCTGGTTATCGTCCGGCTTACTGGTGATTCGGAAGATGGCGTTATCGCTTGCACGTTTAACATACTCGTCATACGCCAGCGCGATCGACTTGTCGAAGTTCAGTGTATAGATCGATCTCGCGCCCTGCGCTAACGCTTTCTGTGCTTCCAGTGACTGATTGCAAAACAGCGCGACGCTAACCGCCGCGCCCTGCACAAACGTCCGTGTTCTGCCGCCTTGACCGTCCGATGCTTCTGTCGGTGTCATGCGGTAGAACGTTTCTTCAAAGTTCTGAATCATGGCATTTTCCTCCAGCGATTCAGCCGCTTTGCGTAAACACTCTCCCAAGACAAAGCCGCTCCATTTGCGCCCGTTGCTTTGGTACCGCTCCACCCGCCGAAACTCTCCGAAACATAACCCGTTGCAGGATTCGCCGTCACGTACGCGGTGATCTCGGTATCAAGTGTCACCAAATCTCTTGGGATTGCTAAACCAAAGATTGCGCCCGTGAAAGTCTCGTTGATCAATGTCGAGATAGTGAAGTTGCTGGGCAGCAGGTAGATACCATCGTTGAGGAGAGAGCCAACGATCCGAATGTACTGCCCAGCAATTAGGGAGGAGGAGAGCGGAGAGATAACGCCAGAGGAGATCGTGAACGTATCGGAGGCGCGGTCAATGTATTCACCGTCGCGGCTGTCGAAGAAGTTATGCAGATGTTCACAAATCTCGTAAAGCATGGTTCACCTCATCCCGCTGTTTCAAGCGTGATATCAGTAAGGTCGAATTCGTACTTAACGCTGTTACCATTATAGGTGAGCGTAAAAGTGGCGTATGCCGTAGTCGTGCCAGTGTCATCGTAAACGCCAAGCGGATAAGCAAGGAATGTCATATCCTCGCCCACGATAACGTTCTGAGCGGTAAGAGCCGCAGGAGAACCGCTGGCAAGCGTCAGGATGACTTTTGTGTAGTCGTTCGTAGGAAGTTCAACGAGCATCAGCATGCAGTTAGTAACGCCCGTTTCTGCGCCAAAGATCGCCCGCGCGGAGGCGGCGGCAATCAGCGGGACTTTGCCATCAGGCTCAATCTTATACTGGATTCCAGTGCCGCCAACGACGATGGTTTTAATGCTCGTTCCCGTGCTGTCGATGTTGTACGTGGTAACAACGTCATTTGCAAGAACAGGATATGCGTACACCCCGCCGTGCGAGAAGATGTTCGTCAAATCAGGGAACAGCCACGCCTGCTTGCTAATCGCCGTTGCGATTGTGTTCAGATTGGTTTCAAGATCATTCCCGCCAATCACGGGAAGCAGTTTCTGATAGCTCATTCATTACTCCTTCTCGTCGGCTTCTTTGGCTTTGCGTTTGCGAGGCGGGATTTTAACCGCCTCGCGTTCGCTATCATCGGAAGCGTCCGCAACAGTCTCAACTGGTTCAGGTTTAATCCCGAAACACGTATTACCGTTTTCGTCTTTCCAAACCATCGTTATACCTCTCAGGAGGTGACAGCGGAGGTGTGGACGTAGATGCCCTTAACCTTGTTGTCGTATGCGTCGTTCAGACCGTACACGCGATAGCCGAACTTCCACGCGTCTGCGGCTTGGTTCTGCTGCGGGTTGATGATCTTTGCGTCCTGATGTTTAAGCACCTGGATGACGGCCGGCTTATGAACGATGAGGAAGTTGATGTTGTTTGCGCCGGTCGTGCGGGCATAGCCACCAGCACCAGACGCGGCAAGCGTGACCGCCTCATAAAAGCGGGACTGCGGAACAACGGTCACGGATGCAAAGTTATCAAAGAAAACCTTACTCTCGGTCAAACCCTTGTTCAAAATGTCCGCATGACCTGTCGCCGTAATGAACAGGTGACGGTCGGATTCGGGGACTTCTGCCTCAGTCATAGCAACCTGTGCCGCCGAAACGAGAGTATACCAGCCAGCCGCATTGATCGTTGCATCGTTCGGATGCGTACCAGCGAGAGCGGCATACGCGGCAAAACGTACCGCGTCGATCTCAGGCACAACGTAGGAGCGCAGGAACTCGCCCGCAAGTCTGCCATACGCCACGCCTGCGGTTTCCTCGTTGTCCATGCTGTCGATAGAGAACATGCGACCGCGCTCATAGTTCATGGTCAGCGTTTCAAGCGTCATAGACGCTTCGCCACCGACATAACCGGATGCACGATCATAGTCTGCAAGACCCTGCAAGGTCATTTTAGGAACAACGACCTCGCGAGAACCCTGCGTGTATTTCACCAGTTCAGATGCGGTGTCCAGCTTCGCGGAAAGCGACGCGAGTTTATATGCTTCGTCCAGAAGCGGAGTATATGCCTTGAAAAGAGCTGCACTCAAATCCTGTGACATGTTGTTTTATTTCCTTTCGTCTGTCGGTTCTGGCAACCCCATGGCCGTGCGCACTCGCGCGATCACTTCGGCTTCTTTGTTGTCACCAGTTTGTTTAATAGGCGGTGTCGGCGTGGGAGCGGCTTTCTTCTCGGTCGTTTCGATGAAGTCTGCCCAGTCGGTTGCAATCGAAGTCTTGAGCTTATCAACGTCTTTGATCTTGCCGTCCTTGTCCAGTTCAATGGTTCCGAGATCGGGCGAGAGTGCTTTCAGAATGATGTCGTGCCGTTTCTCACTGACGCTAAGTTCCCTGAGCAAATTCTTAATCTCGCTCTGTTTCTTACCGTTCAGCTTTTCGGCTTCGACTTCGCTCTTGAACTTCTCAAACGCCTCGTGTTCCTGTTCCCACTTAGTCTTAAATTCGTCTGTTCCGCTCTTGCCTTTCTCGGCTTCAAGCTGTTCATTCAGCGGATTAACGGCAGCTTCAATTGCCGCGTCCCTGCTTTCAACGTGCGCTCCAATGATAGCATCGATCATCTCTGCGGGTAATTCTACCCCTGCATCTTTGGCAGCGTCTTTGATAAATTTCCTAGGTTAGTCCAGCCATGACTTGACAAACTCCTTTTCATCGGTGGCATACTCGCCATTCGTCTGTTTTATTTCAGAGCGCGTACATGCGCTATGATTCCGATAACAATTTATCACACTAAAGCGAAAAGTCAAGAAGCGGTTTTACTTGATGTCAGAGAACGCGTCTTGAATGATTTGCTTGTATGTGCTTGTGTGATCGGTTGCCGCTGGTCGAAGGTATGGTTGCGCTTTCTGCTTAACGGTGCCGTATTCCACGCTCGCGGCGTATTCCGTCGCGCTTCCCACGAACACTTCTTTTCCGTCAACCTCATGCGTGATGCTGTTGCGCAAGCGTCCCGTATCAACTGGAACAATCTCTTTTGCATACTTCTCTGCGGTCAATCCGATGATCTCTAAAGATCGCTCACGCGCTTGACTATATGCTGACATTACGTCTTTGCTATAGTCTTTAATGTCAACCTTTGCCACGACGAGCCGCCTCCCATTCGCGGTAACTCATGTTATCAATCTTCTCACCGCTTATGTTATCTCGCCTGTAAACGGGATCGAGGTCTTTCACGCCTTCAACGGATGAAATCAGAGAACACCTGCACGAATATACGAGGTAACCCGGCGCGTCTGGATCGCCCGGAAACATGATTTTCTCACCGTCAACCGTGAAAGGTTCGTCAACGCCAACTCTCTGACCGTCTAGCGCTCTGTGTTCGTCACGCGTTCGATCGTCCAGCGTTGCAAGCCATTCCTTTTGCAGCGTGATGCCGATGCTCTCCGCATACTGATAGGATTCAACCCGTCCCGCGTTCTCCGCGCCCGTGACCGCCGTTCGTGCGTTGCGGATCGCGCTGTTTCGGTTCATGTCGGTCACGGTTTGCAGGCGGCTTGCAATCTTCGGGATCGATTCGCCCGTTAGTATGCCTTGCGTGATCTCGCTTGTGATCTTTTGCGCGTTCCACTTCTTGTCCAACGCAACGTCGATCTTCGGCTTTGGTAACAGCTTCGGATTTTCTTTCAGCAGTCGTGCAACGGTAAATTCATCGTACAGTGTGAATTGTAGATTCAGTCCGAGGTCATGCTCCAACGTGTACGCCGCAAAATTATGATTCAGCGAGAATATACCATTCATTCTCTGACCGATTAGCTTTGCGCTCGTCTGGTTGAGCGCGGTCATATCGGCTGCTAGTTTATCCCGCAAGTCCGTGATGTTCTTTGCGGCTACCGTTTTACGCCATACGAAGTCTTTGTAGGCCTTTTCAGCTGCCAGCTTAGTCTTTGTATCGGGCGCGTCTGAAATCGCCTTGTAGAGCTTCTCAGCGTCTTCTCTGAACGTGTCGAAGAACTTGTCCGCGCGTTCCTGCACCCTATCCCGTGCGCGCTCATACTCCCGCGCTATTTTCTTTTCAAGCGCGGTTAATTCGCGGTCAGTAAGTTCATGTGCGTAGTCTGCCATTACTCAACCCGTAAGCCTTCCTTGCATATTCAACCATCCGGAAATTCCGGATAGTTAATGCTCATTATTGTATCTAATACACGCCTCGCTGCATTCGTCAGTGCAGAGCGGCGCGATATTTGGCAAGCACCATCTGCACGGAACGTGTTCGTTTTTGCCGAATAACTGCCACAATACTAAACAAACCGACTTAATAATTCTCATCATTCTAGTACTCCTAATTCAGAGTATGTCTTAAATATCTTCGGTGACTGAACCGCAAACCAATCAATCATTTCCTCGTTCTTTGCCCACGGCTTATTCGACGCGTGCGCGTCCCAACGCAACCCACTCTCGTTGAGATACGCGTGAATGATCTCGTGCCTCAATGCGGCGCACTCTCCGACTAAACACGCGGCGTTAATCTCTTCTTTGTGGCACTTGGTATTAATAGCGGCGGGAAATGTTTGTAAATTTCCAACAACGATTAATCTAGCATCACAATAACAGTATGCGTTTGAATCGTCCTCCACAAACGACGCGTCATCATCGTAATTACGCAACTCGACGCGGTACAATGTGCCTAACACATCAATGCTGCAAGGGAGTTTATTTCTTAAATCCGTCATTCGTTATCTTCCTGCGGTTGTTCCGTCTGCTCTTGCTGTTGCGTCTGTATCTGTTCCTGCGCGGATTGTTCTTCTTCCTGCGCACGATAACGCTCAACGTCCGCGTTCGCTTTGCGCTTCATGATTTCTTCCACTTCGTCCACACTGATGAACGGCAAGTGTCGGATCACAGTTTCATCGTCCAGATACGTTCCCGCCGCCAACACCATCTGCGTCTGCTCTAGTTGGTTGGAGATTCGATTGCGCTTGAATATCGGCGTTGCGTCTTCTTCTTCGATGCCTTGCAACTCGCCTAACCCCTGCACAAACTCGATCACCTGATATTCGAAGTCATCAGCGTTCTCGTCAAGCGGTTGGTATGCAGCGTCGATGTGGTCGTTGGTAGACCCCGCGGCGATGGTGTGAACGTCCAGCCCGCCGAAGTCCTCATACAGTCCAGCCTTGATCCTGTCGAGATATGCGGTTCGCGCTTCGTGCGGTACGTCCTGTGTGTACGGCGTGATGCTCGTTCCGTTTCCGTTTCCGTCACTCTCTGTAACGCCCATATGTTTGGTGCGCAACTCTTGCAGTAACTTCGCTTTGTCTGGTTCTTCCATGCCGTTTGCATTATTCACCAGCCAGTAGATGAACGCCGATTCTGTGAGATCGTTTGCAAGTCCGCTCCTGATGAGGTCGTATGCGTCGATTCCCTCGCGCATGCCAACCAGAGTAGATTGCTTTAACTCACTACCCCACAACGGCACGATTGGAAGCGTCGGATAGTTCTCGCCGCCTGTGATCTGCTCACCGTCCGCTTGCGTCTTGGTTACGATGCCAACATAAGGCGTAAACTGCGTATCGAGTGCAACCGCGTTCTGTTCGCCGTTCTTCTTGGTGAAGCGCATGATTCCGTCAACAGTGTACAGCCACATATTGAGCGGTTGCTTGTCGTTCACCTGCCAGAATCGCACACCTGCCATCAATGCGCCCGTGTTCTCGTCATAAATGGGCGCGAACTCGGTCAGTCTAAAGCAATAGAGCCTGTTGAGATTCCAGAAACCGAACGCAAGCCCGTGAATATTCGCCGCGTAGCCGATCTTCTGAACAGTCGTGTCAAATTCTCGACCAAACTTATCCTTGACCGCTTTATCCTGGAACGACAGCCCGTTACCCAAGCTATACTGTGTGCGCTGAACGTTCAACCGCCGGAACATGTTCGACGGTATCTTGTGATTAGCTGCGTATGGATCAACAATAGACGCGCCAGTCATTGTGTGGATGTACTTTTCGTACCGCATGATAGTGGCGTTCTTTTGCCTGTCGTATTCATCTGCAATTAATGCAAGCTGATACTCGTTACTCGCTTTATGATCCATCACGACAGATTCAACGCCCGCCGCAGTAGGCAAGCCGTTCTCATAGGTCGCTAAAAATTCCTGATAGGTAATCACTCGTTAACCCCTTTCACCATACGTAATCTCCGGATGATTCTTTTTTCTGGTAATACTTCTTGCGAATGATCGACGCAAGGCTATCCGGCGCGTCGTCGTGTTCTGCGTTCTCGTTATAGTCGCACACTTGATTGATATAGTCTTTGTCTGTGCCTGTTACGAAAATAACATCCTTCCATGCCGCCTTAAGATAGCTTGTGATCTTTAGGAATTTGTTCATGTCCTCATGATAGATTACAGTGCGCTCGTTCTTGCGCCTTAACTCTTTGCCGAGATAACCCTTGTCGCCGTTATTCTCACAGTATATCTTCCCGGCGTTGTGCTGTATGCGTAGCTGTATGATAGCATCAGTGCAGTCATCAACGTGCTTGCGCCAGAGCTTACCGAGGATGTAATACTTCCCGTCAACCTTATTGCAGATAGTAAATGCCGTGTAATCTTCACCGCCATAAGCCGCATCAATGTGACAATCGCCCTGCTCAACCATAGCGGGATCGCCGTCTGTTTGCGGGTTTGCAAAGATAACATCTTCGGATGCAATGTGCCGCAACTCGTAGTTTGCCGCGAATAGGCTTGCTGTCATGCTATTTCGGATCGATTCGAGCATGTCAGCGTCAATCAGTCCAGTTGAGTAGCAATCGTACTTTTCCGGCTCTGGCATGAGCGTGAACGCGTCGTCTGCATGCCACGGTGTGCCAGTATTGTAAATGCGCCCACCACGATTGATGATGTTGCGCAATTCCTGATAGATGATCTTTGTGCGATCGCGCTCTGCCTTACTCACGCGGTCTTGCACGTTCACGATATCGTCTGTGAATATGCGGTCATAGTGTTTACCTGTGATCGAACCGCCTGTTCCTAGACCCGTCAGTTGTGCCGTTCCGCGTGGATCATTCGTTAGGTTCGTACTCAACTCGTTTGCCGTTGCTGTGATAAGTTGTAATTGTACACCGTATATTGTTTGCACAAAGTACCGCATCTGCTGGCTTTCTAGAATCTTGCGCACCTGCCGGATAACTTCTTTGATATCGCTGTCCGTCTTACGCATAAACATCGTCCGTAGCCTCGGCATGAGTACCACGATCAACGATAGCGCGATGGACACACAAGTGGTCTTATAACTCGATCTGTGCGCTTGTAGCGTCCTGTCATCGCGTCCGCGCACCATGTCGATGATCCACTTGTTATGAATTTCCGTTAGCTTCGTGAACCCGATCAAGTGCGCTAACTTATACGGTTGCTCAATTAGAAACGTGACCGCCTCGTCGCGTGTCATTTTCCGAGTACCATGTTCTCAATCTGCTCGACCACTCCCGCGTCAACGTCAGCAACCATGATCTTCTCAATCGGTTTCTGTCCGGCAGTATCGCGCACAAGCTCCCACGCTTTCCAATCTCCACCAGATGCCGCATCAATCGCCTTGACAGCCATAATAGCGGCGTTCGTCATCGGATCGCCGTTCTCGTCTAGCATGAGCGGATTCTGTTTTTCCATGAGTTCGTTCAGTAAGTCGCGAAGAAGTTTCTTTTTGTGCTTTACCTCGGTACAGGCTTTTGCTCCTTTTGAAGCACACTCCTTTGTCCTAGGCGAATCCACGGCGAACGGCTGCAAATTCTCATGCCCCTTCATTTCCGCTATCACTCCTTGATTGCATATTATCTCCATTGCATTTTATCACTTTACTGCGCTAAAGTCAAGAAGCAAGAAAAAGCACCCTTGATGCAGGATGCTTCTTCGCGTCCGGCGCTCTACCGATGAGCTACCTCGCCTCGTCACCGCTACAAAACTGCTTCCGAGTTCAGAACATCGCGGCTGTGTTTTTCCCGCCTCTTTGAAGCGGTCGCTGTGATGGTATTATATCACGCTTTCGGAATTGATTCAACGGTTATCTGTTTCAAATGCCATGTAATCTTCATT